AACGAAAAGTGCTTTTTATGACCCCAAAAAATCGCAAAACGAAAAGTAAACAAAATTTCCCACACAAATATTTTTTTCGCTTACGGCAAATGTTTGTTTATGCATACTGTTCCAACACACTCGTAACCAAAGCATTTGCTTCGGGGACTGCAAATATCGATCAAATCAAATGCAAATAAATGCCATTTGAATACTCTCCAAACGGCATTTAGACAACAATTAGACAACTTAATTAAGCAACTTTCGGTTAACTATTCGAACAGCGTAGGCTGACATCTATCTTCATAGTTGCACACAATCCACTCTTCCTGCTTTCGCCGACTTAGCTTTGATGCGCTGATAATACGCTCAACACGATGAATAATCCATCCGTTTTGTTGCGCATAGTTATCAATCATATCATATGGAAACATTGTTAACATAAAGCGTCCTTTGACGATCGCAAGCAACTGCAATAACTCCTCCATATTTTGCTCCGAAAATACACCCTCATAATGTCCGCAATCAGAGTTTACATAGGGAGGATCAACGAAATGAAACGCATCAGGGCGATCGTAAGTAGCAATAACATCAAGCGCATTGCGATTTTCAATAGTAACTCGGTCAAGTCTGTGACACAACTTATCAGTAAACTCATCCTTTGAATTACGAAGTTTCTTTGGCATTGCCCCTGAAAAGTCATACCCGAATGTTCCATCCATCATAGAAGCAAAAGACATTTTGCACAATGCCCATACTGCCCATGCACGCTGTACAGGCGTAAAGAACTGCGGATACGCATTGATATGTCCTGCGTGGGCGTGAATATCACGGCTATGAAGAGTTTTGTCTATCTCTGTTTTAATCGGGATAATACGCCTTAGCCATCCAATAGAAGTTTGTCAACTCCATATTGATGTCGTTAATTATTTCCGCATCTGATGGTCTCTTAGCAAACAACACAGCTGCTCCTCCACAGAATGCCTCAGTATATAACTTATGCGAAGGTATAAGAGGCAAGATATGCTTCAGTAAAGTCTGCTTACCTCCGTAATAAGTGATAGGTGTTCTCATATGTGAAAGTATTGGCGAACGAAATAGGGCCGATCAGGGTCTTTAAGTTTCTCAACCGCCTTCTTATACATTGAGAGCGCCATTTTTTCGTTAGGCACTTCTGCCGGAGCTTTATATCCCATATCCTCCGCAACGCTCTGCGCGTGATCTGAATATAGCATATTAGCCATAACCCATAAAGCATAGCAGTTGTAATACGGCATATCAACAACTTTGCCACCAAGAGAATCTACGGCACCTCGGAATACATCATAAGGCCAGTGCGCACCAGTGCTGCCGTCTTGATTAACCAGAGCTGATGCTATCTTTGCAGCTTCGTACTCCGTTAAGTAATTGTTCCACTCGACAGCCTCCATCTTTTCAACCAACTCTTTGTAGAGACGGGGGTTTGATGACTCTATCTGATCTATCATCGAAAGAAATATGCCACCAAGCATCTCCATCTTCGCACTATCATCAGACTGAATAATATTGCGATACAACTCTTCGTGTCGTCTCATATTAACAATTTTTACAGATTTTTTGATACTTTACCACTCGCAATCGAGGACGCGGTGGTTTGCAAATAAACTTTTTTACATTAGCAGGCTCCACCGGAGCTACTACTTCTCGTTTATCCATCTTTGCCATAATCGCACATAAATGTTATATATAAGTTCAAGCACCAATATCAACCATTGAACTATGTAAGCACAGATTAGCGATATCATAACACTTGCGAGTAGCGGGTGGCTATAACCTAAACAATAGATGATTGTCAGCCAGAACACAAGGCATTTTGGGCAGCGTATAATCTTACATATTGTACGCCCCAAAGGTTTAAGAACCGAAGCCACGGCATTACAAAGGCCCATATGAGAAGCCAATGCTACCGCAAGTGTTATGTATATCGCTTCCATACTACGCAGCTGTGACTGTTACCGTGATCGTTGTCATCAGTCGATACAATGAGGTGAGGTTACAACCACACTTCGATGAATCGCTAACAGCTTCGCCACTAACCTGGCCTTGTGAGATCGTTACACTCGCGATGCCGGTAGCAGATGTTGCTGGTACTGAGATTACCTGGTCGATGATCTCTGTGCGCGAGCAGCAGTTACCATTGTTCGCAGGTGCGTAAGTAATAAGACCGTGAACTCGGATGTTCACTTCATAGATTCCCGCAGTGGCGTTTGCGACCTCGTAATCTACGAAGTCAAACGACAAAGAGGCTTCCACGACACTGCCCTGAAGGCAAATTCGCGAGCACAGACGCTGCAGAACCGTCACAACGTACGAGTTCACGAGCGCTGTTCCCGGGGGCACGAGCGCGTATGACACGCTGGTGCGAGGTTGGCATTTACAAGACATATTATATAGGATTTATAGGTTCGCCGACTATTTCCTGCACGCCGTCGGCTGTAGGCTCTTGAATTGGCGGGTATAATGCGTTGTATATTGCATCTATTTTTTGATGCACCAACGCTAAATCCTCTGATAAAGCAACAACATTGTCATTAGTTGTCTTAACCCCAAAAAGGATTTGTTCAAAGATGTTTCGTGGCTTATCCATATTATAATCTTCTTAAAAAGGAATCGACTAATACATTTTTCTTAAAGCGGGCCAAAGCCTCTATTAGCCTCGATGCTGTTACCAGCACACCGCCATTATACTTCTCGCGAACAAAGCTGTTAAGCTCGTTCTGTAAAGCCTCAACCTGTTCGGGCGATTCTGCATACACGTAGAATGTGACTTGATAAGGTTTCATTATCTATTTGGAATTGGTGGTACATTTGCTGGCGGTGTTGTGACTGGTGTCATTCCGCCTCTCATTTGCTGGAACATTTGCCAGTAGCCAAGCAACCGCTCTTGATTCTGATCAAGCCAAGAGAACGCATTAACAGCCATCTCTTTTGCCTGTTGCATCGTGCTCGGTGGGGCAACATCAAAGTCGGGCAAGTTTGGCAGATCCTTAACAAAGAAGTCATATAACTTCATTGCCTTATCAATATCATTGTCACACGCGCGCAGACAGCTCGTTTTCAGCGCCACCTTGGAGGTCGCAACTATCATATCGGGATTTATTGGAGATTTACCAAACATAGTCATAATGTTTAAGAAGAAAGGAGAGGTGGCGGTTGCCACCCCTCCGAGTGGCTTTTAACCGTTGCAAGTGTCGCAACCACAAGGCTGGGGAGCCGAGTAGCGTGCAACACGCAAGAAGTTACAGCCGCCGATGGCGCTGTTGATGCCGCTGTTCTGCTGGAGAGCAAGGGCTGTTGCAGCTGCATTAGCAGAAGATCCACTAAATGCGCCTGCGCCTGTCTGCACATCGACGTACTGCGTCAAGGTAGGAGCGTGCTGAGCCTGCCAGCTCTCGCGAGACTGACGCTCTACGATTGCCTGATTAGCCAGAATGTCGATAGAACGCTCTGCACCGTGAGAACGCGCCTTCGACGCCTGATTTAAGCCCCACGCCACTGCCACAACTCCAAATACGGCAGCGCCAGCAAGTGCTACACCTGTGATAGATGCGCCCTGCAAAGAATTGCGGTGAGTCCAATAATAGCCATTGCGGTCATAACCATAGCCCCTGTTACCGTAAAGGGCCAACTCGCCAGCTGTTACATAATGCTCGTTCATAGTTGAGAGAAATTTAAGTTGCGAACAACATTGTTCGTACTGCAAATATCACAACTGGAATTGGGCTGCGCAAAAAAATACCTGTACGGCGATATGTTATTTTATTCCATAAATGATGCAATTTTTGTGTAAGTAGTATGGTTTAACACCTCCGCAATTGTGCGGGTAGAATAGCCTGTACGACGAGCGATAGCGTCGTAGATGAATTTGCGCGACACAGCTGTTGCGAACTCACCACCTCGCAACATCAATGCTTGGTACTCTTCGTGGATTTGGTTATCCCTACGAATAGTTTTTAGGCTTCTCGTTTTCATTTTAGAAATATTTTAATACCTTTGCTGTACCTCTTACCTTACTTCTTACAAAAATAGGTGCAGACACACCCAAAGGCCGTAGCCTCTGTCGTGGTGTGTCTGCACCTTTGTCATTCAAGAGAAGGTAAGAGGGCTCTTGAATGAAGGCAGGGGCATTTTTTACGCTCGCCCCTATAGCGTTAAAAATTGCGGATGATTTTACGATATACTATCAGGATGTCTATCAACAGAAGAATCCAAAATCCTTTCATCTGCCATCGTTGCCACTTCGTAAGTTCTCGCGGAACCGTCGTGACGATATCTCGATAGTAGCTGCGATATATGACGCTATCCGTTCGGGTTTCGCGCCGCCAGTAGGGAGTGTACCAGACATTGGGTATATTCGCTATTGAATGAGTAAGTCGGCCGTTGCGCCAAATAGCCACAGACCAGGCAAAGTCGGTCGTTACATAACTCGAATCCTCCTCTATTGTTTGCGACTCTCGTTGCATTGGAACCTGGAATCTTACAGAGTCGAGCGTGAACATCTCGTGCCTGTTCACCTGAATCTGCAAACTATCGGCGATATTCAGTTCAAGCACCCTGTGAGGCACACAAGCGACTAAGACAGTCAAGAGCGTTAGGAGCAGTATTCTTGAAAGTTTTGCAACCATTTTAAAGAATTTTTACGTTCAAATTTATTCCAATTTTGCGCACGTTGGTAAGGATATGCTCAAAATATCGCATTTTTTGAGCATTAAATGGCCACCCAATCCTCTGCAAGAATATCATCCCACGTTGGCTGGTAGTATGTCGCGCGTGTAGGAGTAGCACCGTCATCTTTGTACTGAAGCAATAGAACCTGATTCTCGTAATGGATCTCGCCCGCTCCAACAGTGCCAATACGCATCTTTGCGTTGTCGGTCAAACTTGTCATCCTCGGGACAATATCTTTCGAGATTTTAGCAGGAACCTGCATTACAATATACTTATCTCGCCAAAAATCTGACGAAGTTCTCGCGCAGCACGCGCCATCCTTTAGAATAGGTAAAATTTCACTAAAATTCATATTGTCGTTTTTTTAATTAAACAGTTGCATACTTTACAAACAGTTCCCAGCCTGCGCGCACATCGTCCATATCAGGATCTTTACCATTCTCCATCCTCGCCATTGCCGCTACAATAGGGATCATCTGTTTCTCGTTACGAGTGTCGACAGTTGAAATATCGGCAATCTTCGTGCGAGAAGAGACAAAGTTTACATACTCCGTTGTATTATTCTCCGAAGGTGGAGCATAGCGATTGAGCATTGATTGAAGCGTATTTAAACCGTGTTTGAGACGATAGGTGTCGAGCAGGACAAACATTGCCCGATAGCCCCACGCCATCGAAATAAACTGCTTGAAAGAACCATCTGTCGATGGCTTCTCGCCCTTGTACACAACATCCGAATTGCGGATGTTGCCAGGATTAAAGTTGTTATATCCGCGTGACATAATAATGTTATTCTAGTTCTTTTTCTTCTGGTTTACACGCCGCTTTGCAGCGTGCTTTCATCCTTTTCTGATTTTCCGTCAGCACCGGGCAATCTTTGTTGTTACCTGTCTTGATAAATTTGCAACCAAACGCTTGATTAAAGATTGCTTTAAGAAGCTCGTTTTCTGCGGCTAACTCTTCGAGGCGTTTTTCGAGTTGCGAGCATCTGCGCTCAGTTTGTTCGTGTCGTTTATCCTCGCTTCGTCGATCTTCGCGCATCTTCTCGATCACATCCTGAGAATAAGTCGTTACTGTCCCCAAGGTCTTCTCGAATGCCTCTGCGACTTGCTTTATCATCTGGGCTGCATCCGAGCCGCGTTGTTCTCGGGTTCGAACGAAACGATCTACCAATAAATAAAGCACACCGCCGCTGACCAATGTCGTTTGGATGATATCAGACCAAGTCATATATTTATTCAATTATTGGATCCAGGATGTCCTCTACTCCGTTTTTCCAGTGATTCTCTTTCAACAACGCAATAAATGTCGCTCGCGAAATTTTCACAACATCTATTTCGCATTCTTTTTTCAACTCCGCATCAAGTGCGGCTTTAAGAGATTTCTGATAACGAACATAATTCATGTTCCACGCTAAAATCTCATCCCCCTTCAATGCATTTGACGATGCCTTCACACTCAATTCATCGAATCCTGCAAATTTCAAGGTCTCGCGAGCGTCTTCCGCAAAACTCTCGTAAGGCTTTGCGATCGGGCGCAAAACGCGACGAACATCAAGCAGTTTAATGCGCTCGGCATCATCCAAGGTAGTTGAAGTCGAATTAGACAGAATGCCGAACATGTCAACAGCCTGCTCTGTCGTAAGGGTCATTTTCATAGCTGTAAATTCTTATAAGTTAATATTCTTAGTTTTTTCCTCCACCTCTGCGATAAACGCATTAATAGCCTCGTTCACCTCGCTCTGCTTGTCGAGGTCGTAATAATTGATACTGAGCGTGTCAGCCTTAGAGAATGAAGCTACATTCTCATTCTCCGTAGTGCGTACATTACTTGAGAAGATACGCATCTTCTCAGTCTCGCGGTTGTACTCTACATCTGCGTTGATGTCGAATGAACGGCTATTGTCGTTCTGGTTGTTTGCGCGCACGCGCATTGTGTTTTCAAATTGTACCATAGTTTATGTTTTTTTTAAATTAAACACTCTGCTGTTGATTGTTGGAAGTGTCAGGTGTCGGCTCGAACTCAGTAATCGCATACTTCTCGTTATTGTTGTCAAGCGTAATGAGTACCTTACAATTATTACGCATCGCTCTTGGCACGCCCGTAATCGTTACAAGGTTGTGGTAACTCACACCTGCTGGCGCGGTAATGTCCGCGATTTTCCTTGTTGTATATACCTCGCCATTTAGCTTGTATTTCAGCGTCACATAGTTCTCGCGGGATGTTATTGTCGCACCGCTATCGTTAGTTATTCTAAGCGATACCGCCACCGAGTCTATATCACTACCCGTACCTGTGCCGTTACTATATTGCGCAGACGGCAAGAATTTAATCAATACAGCACCCGATGTTATCTCTATACCTATCGGCTGAATCTTCGGCAGGGAATATATCACATCTCCGCTACTCGGCAACGCATTCTCTTCCAACTTACGCGAGCAAATGAACGGATAGACCGTATACTCGCCCACGGGTAGTTTATTGGGGTTAAAAGTGAAACGCTCTGCGCCCTCGCTAATAGGGGAGCTTGCGGTTAAATGCAAAGCTCCGTTACTGCCGTATAGATATATCCCAAAATAATATCCTGCTAATGGCCCAAAATCGCTAAATGAAAGAGCATAATCACCACCATTTAAGAATACTACTTGCGCTTCTACCTCCGTATCACTATCGGATATTTTATTTTGCACATAAAAATCGTACGCGAATGGACTTGCATCAGGATAATACCCCGCAAAATCAGCAATACGATAGGGGTTAGACTCTCCACCTGTGGGCGGCTCATACACCCATCCATTCATATCACCGTTATACTTATGCCTTATGTTATCGACTAAGCCATTGCAGTTAGCATTCGTAAGGTCGAACCCACACAGGCCGTTGTAACCCTTCCACCATTCGTCAGTTCTATCGGGGAAGTGCTTATCGAATCGGCTGTGAATTAGCATCGGCTTCTTCTTAGAGAATGCCGCTTTTATAGCGTCAGTCGTAAACATCGAAGATGCCTGAGCAGAGGTAATCCCCGTCCCACCGTTAGCTGATAGCGTATCCGCTACATCCTGAAATGTTGCTCCATTAGGAATTATTGTATGTACTGCCATATTATACCAATATTATATCGCCCAGCACTTCTACGCGCGTATTTTTAATCGAGTTTATTTTCTCGCTGAAAAATCGGATAGTCTCGCTTTTTTCTTGGCCGTGCCAAATCAATTCATTACCTCTGTCATATAACAAGGAATTGTATTCTTCGCCAGTGCAGGACAATTCTAAATTGCAATTAATTATTACTGTCTTCATATCTTATTGCTTTTGTTCCAATGCATATAATCTTCGTTTTATATCTGCAATCTCATCTTCGTGCTTATCCACGATAGGAACGAGTGATGTACCCACTACCCAAGCACCTTGACCGTAGTCCATAGAATGTATATTATTGGTATCAGTCAGAATAACCTCGGGCAGCACAGGCAAAACATAATCAGCCACCGCACCTGCGTGGAGCTTATCATCTCGGCCGTCTTTCCAATAGTAGTTGTAAGGCTTTAACTTTCGCAAATCATCAAGCGACAAGAAGCGTTCCCCTACAACATCCTTCAATACGAGTGATGAGTTCCACGAGATTTCTCCCGTAGCGATAACATTTCCGAAGATATGCAACTTTGCAGACGAATTGGCAGGTCTGCCACCGATAGCTACACTTCCTCCATTGAGGCATATATATACATTACCCGTAGTGCCATCGGAAGTCGGCGAGGATACGCCTCTATGCTGAATAAATAAGTCTCCACCGTAGCGATTTATCTCGTCATCATATTGGAACTTTACCGAGTTGACCGAAGTACTACCATTACTCCTTATAGTAAGAGGAAACTCAGGAGAACCTACCAGCATTGTACCATTATCAATGCCAAGCATAGCGTAGTTGCCTTCACCTCCCGTTCTTACATACTTTCCAGAAGGTAAGATTATATCACCCTTCATTTCACCCCCTGTAATAGGCAGAGCGTAGTCACTATAATTGTCACCATCTAATATTCGAGTCCACGAACCCAAAGACCCTCCATATAATTGCCTCCAATACAGTTTGCCACCTGCGGCCGAGCCGAGTAACTGAAAGCCATAAGACCCTTGGTCTGCCGAAATAAATCCTCCGCCCGTAGGTAGATTAACGCTACCCTGTGACTCATTATCATATCCGATGGCGTGACGCGCAGAATCAACACTTGTCCCCCCCAAATATTGGATAGCGTAGTCGGAATAATTAGCAGAATCAAGCAACTTGCGCCAACCTCCCCAATCATTCGATACAGAACCGCGCCATCTTATTGAATATTCAGCGTAGTCACCATTTGGGATATATATCTGTGTGGCAAAGTCAGTCGTTAGGTTGCCCGATGCCTTACGGTATGGGAGCGTGAGAATTGCGCCATATTCCAATCCATCAGGCGCACCGACAAAGCGTCCACCAGCTAAGGTTGCATCTAATATGGTAGATACATCTCGGCTATAATTCACGCCCTGAGCATCAAGCCAAGTTAATGTATAGTTCTTTATATTGTTGTCGTTGAGTACCTTATAGGTCTGCGTGCAACCGTTATTCGTCACGAACAATTGACCATCGGTATTAATACCGAACCATACATTAACATTGCCATCCGATGGGGAAAATAGCATAGTAGTATTGCCCGCTCTGCGAATACGAAAAACATCGCCCGTTAATAACAACTCACCTGTTATCTCACCACCATTAGAGCTTAGGGGCGTATATCCCAAGGCATCAACAACCATCTGCGAGGTTATCGAAGTAATACCACCCGTACCCACCTCAGCATATAGAATGCCGTCAGCGTTGCGTTTGATACTAACGCCATCAATCTGCACTGCATCTGTAATAGTCTTCGGCTCAAAGCCATCTATCGAGCTATTCCACGCGATACCGCCCTCTACTACGAGGTTATTCGGCAATACCCACGCTTTTTTACTTGCATCATAGCGGAACAAAGCACCACCGACCTGCAAGCCGTTCTCGAAGTTGTGTTGTGCAGCAATCTTCTGAGCTGTGTCGAGCAATACATACTTCTTCAACTCGTTAGCTACATCCGTTGCCTTCGCATATCCAACATCCGCGTGATTGCCCCAGCCGTATGCAGTATTCCATTCATTGATAAGGTTATCATCCTGTGTCCACTTAGTATCGATAGCCTTGAATAGGGTAGTGTTAAGGCTGCTAATAAGATTGTCAACAGCAGTTTTCGTATATGCGTCTGTAATGCCATAGCCTGATATGGTTGTAGGCTTATTATCAACATTCGCCCAATCTATACTATCGGCTACACCACCGCCAGTACCACCAATATACGATAAGACTCCACCCTCCTTTGAGATAGTTTTACCATCCACCTGCACGGCATCCATTATGGTATGAGGGGTAAATGGCTTATCGCTTGCGTGCCAAGCTATATCTTTCTCAACAATTAAGTTACCAGACAAAATCCACGCGCCCAGATCTGCATTGTAGCGGAAAAGGCTACCTCCGCCACCAGATATTCCGTTGACGAATTCTGGCGAAACTTTAAATTCAGGTGCGGACTCAAATGTTACAGGCGCAGCCACAGTACCCCCTTTGCGTTTGTTTAAAAACTCTTCTTCGCTTTTTGCTGAGGTGTAAACCGTCTTATCACTTGCACGAGTCTGTTCGCCTGACTTTATATATGTCGGTTGCAAGCCCGACAATTGAGCAATCTGTGTTTCCGCTTTTTGAATAGAACTCCGCAAGCGCGTAATCGAGCCTACAACTCGTACAGCACTCACATCGATTGTTATTTCGTGCGGGTACCATACACGGCGTGTCATTCTTGTAATGCGACTATCGTAATAGCCGGTAGTCGGGAAATATTCATCACTCAACAATCGTACTTTGCGGCCCGGTCTAACGCTAATACCACGCTTAATAGCCTCAATGTAATCAAGAGTAGCTTTATATACACTCGTATCTCGTTTTATCGATGCGGCATACTTAGTTGCAGCTTCGAGATATTCCTGTGATGCCAAATCATAGTATTCATCAGGCATCGAGATGTTCCATATTATATATTTATCACCTATGGCAGGAGTCATTAACCCTCCTGGGAGTTGAGTGTCGCCATTGGGGAAGCGTGTGATAATTTCAAACTCCTGCGATATTGCGTCCCAATTTACCTCAAACTCTTGTCCTGTTAATTCGCCCGACTGAAATGTAATGTGCTTTACAAGCTGTCCTATCTCATAATTATTGGGATTGAACGGGAGGGTATCGCCGATGTAATAAATCGTATATGATTTGCCGTTTGAGTCCTTTGCTGGTACTGATCGTACTGACTTGACTGATCCCTCGTAGCGAGGGTATATCTCCGCGAAGGGACGCTCTTCGATTAGCTCACCAATGCCGTGTTCAGGTGAGATGTCAACAAAGATCTGGCCGTTGGGAAGCTGCAAGCGATCATATCCGTACTTTGCGGGGTCTATGTTTCGTTTTGAGCCGACGGGTATCAGGTAAGCATACGAGCGCTGAGCATCTGCCTGCTCGCGCACAATATCGCCTAGCAGACCGTTGCCGTAGCCCAACTCTACTGCTTCGCCAAATTCAGCACGGCCAATATTTAGCGTATAGCCATCAACCCACCACTCGGTACCGTCATTATCTACTACCTCTTGAAGAACCTGAGAACAGTACTTTCCAGAGTATTCGATGTATATATTCTGAGTATCGATAACTTCACCAACCTTCCACGAGGTGATGCCCATTCGACGGTTCAAGTTTGCGACAATAATTTCAGCGTGCTCACGAGCCGAACCTGTATAATTAAAGATCGGAGCATTTTGCCCATCAAGTGTATTTATCGCAAGAACAATTGACATCCAAGATGCAGCATCTAGGAAAGCAACATTGTACTCCCACGTAACACTATTCTTCATTTTGGGTTTATACTCGTCAAGCAAGTAGTAGCGTATATCATCAAACTCTACATAACAACCTGGCGATAGCACGATGCACTCATCTAGCTCGAATGAGATTGACAACTTATTTTCACCCATCAAACTCCAATCGTGCAAAGATGACTCATCTGGGGTTATCGTTAATAAAACCTCGCCCAGTTTGCTGTATAATAGAAGTTCTTTCATATACTATTTTAATACTATTTAAAAGGTTGGTTCTGGCTCTTCGAAGACTACCGAGAACATTGCCGCGACGTTATCATTAAAGTCTGTCAATTGTTCGTAAGGCGTCACTTTACGCATATACATTCGCCAAGTACGAGAGAGTTCTGCAAGGTGTATGTTGAGCCAGCCGTCGTCGCCATCTTTCAAAAAGTTGATAAAGCCATAATATTTAGTCTCAAAGTCTTCTTTGTCGGTTGCGACAATAGCGAACCGCAGTGTTACTTCTCTCTCTTTCCAGCGCTGCATCAGCTTTGTCGGAAGCTTCGCACCGTTCATCTCTCGAAATTCTACTTTGCGCTGTTCTTTAAGTTCCGGCGGTGTCAGCAGTGCCGAATAATTGGCCGTAGGGCTTTCACCCTCGCCATATGCCAAGAAAGCGCCGTAAGCCACATAGGGGTCAACGCCATTTATCGTAAGAAGACCTTCAAGTATCATATTATTTCACATTTATACCATCACGCTGCATCGCCTGTAGAAGCGCATAAATTGAAGCGATCGGTGCTGTGTTGATTATTATTGCGTTCATTGCGTCAAGTTGCAGAGTAAACTGCTGAGCTATGTTGTCAAACTTCGCGTCGATTGAGATAGCATGTGCCTGGATTGAAGTTGCAATACCTTCGACGCGGTTAAAGCTATCCTGAGACACCGTAGTCATCACACCCGCGTGGCCTGTCTGAGTAGTAGTGGGACCAGCATCTGAGTCGAATCCCTTGCTCTGCATCAAAGCCTGCACTTGCGCCCACAGTGTGTTAACAGTATCCTGCTCATTAGAGACATCTGTCATCAATGCGGACAGCACATCCAACATAGCCGCATACTTCTCCTCCTCGGTACCTTCGCCAAACTTTATGCTCTCTATCTGTCTCTGGGCCTCATCCAATAAAGGACCAATTGTCATCGCATAGACCATATCCTTTGCGAAGTTGCGTACTACATCAGACAAAGCCTCCAATCGCGCAGTCATCGCATCAGCGGCCGACATTGTACCATCGGCTACGGCTAGCATAGAGTCCATTATATCGTTGCCCAAATCGCCGAAAATTGTCGATAGATAATCCCTGACGCTCTCCAACGCTTTTTCGTAAGTCTCCCAGTCTTCAACCAGCGACTTTAATAGCTTTTTATTATCGTCTGAGAGGTTCTTGAACACCTCGTTATTCTCACTGGCAAACTCTTTCAATGCCTCCATATTGATTTGACCATTCTCCCCGAATAGTTCGGGGAGTAGGTCTCCTAATGAAGCAAACTTATTCTTTCCGGACTTTTTCACCTGCACCTGCATATTTGCGATAGCATCAGCATACGGTTTCAGCCCTTTCAGATTTACATTTCCCGATGTGGGGTGGCTCCAATCGTAATACGATATTGCAGCCTTATCTTTTTCCAGATCGTTAAGAGCCTTGCGCACAGCTTCAATGTTGCGCTGAAAATTTTCATATACAGCATCTCCAAAAATAGAGTCATCGCCTGTATCTATCTTTGCGCGTTCGTTCATCAAACGCAGTTCTTCGTTAAACTCCTTTGCTAGGCGAATGTTACGCTCCTGCGCAGACTCAGTGTTCTTAAGCAGCCCAGCGAGAGCCTGCCACACTTGTAATGCAGCCGAGATGATCGTAAGTATCACGCTGGCCTTTTCGAGCTTTGTCATCGCCTGTGCGCCGACAGTAGCGACGCTAGTGATGCTCGTAGCCGAAGCAGTTGTCAGCTGCTTAATGCCCGATATAATGTTGATCGTAGATGTAGCAACCTTTCCGGCAGCATCTATCACTTCACCCACAACTCCTCCCAGAGTGTCGCCCACCTCTTGCAAGTCATCGTTCACGCGACCCAACACCTCGGAAAGCTTCTCCCACGACTCGTAGTTAGCCTCCTTATTCTCGGCAGGCTTACCCGCCGCTTCGGCAAGCTTCTGGCGAAGAAGAGCTATCTCTGCACGTGCCTTGGCCAAAGCCTCGGGGTCGGCACCGGCAATATCCATTGACTCCAACTCGTGCTCTGCAAGAGCTATAAGCTCGCGGAGCTTGTCGACGCTCGATGTGACGACGCTGTTGGCCCACGCCTCAAACTCGGGAAACTGGCGTGCAAAGGCTATATCGAGGTCCTGCAACGCCTTCTCCTTGGCCTGCTCGGCCACGGCCTGGTTTGCGGGCGAGGCAGCGAGTGCTGCTATATCTTTATCATACTCGCGTGTGAGGCGTTCACGCTTCTGCAAGTATGTTTCGTACTTTTCGAGTAGGTTGTTGTATGCCTCGGTTGTAACGGCCTGCTGGTCCTGCTCTATCTGTTTCAATGTTTGATTATAACGCGCCGCGACAGCCAATATCTGCGCTTCGAAAACAGTATTTATCTGTCGGGCGTTGGCTCCACCAGTCTCCTTCTTATCTTCTGCAAGGAGCTTCTCACGGTTCACTCGAATGTCGTGCAACTGGCGTTCAAACTCTGTTTTGGCGATAGCGCGGCGCTTCTCGTAGCCATCCTCGATGATGGCGTTCTGCTCATCTTCAAGGTCACGCATAGCCTGCAACAACTGGTCTCCTCCTTGTACATCGGTTTTGGTGACAGTCTTTGTGGTCTTACTGCTTACCTCATTGAATGCAGTAGCAGCAGTTATCAGTTTCTGCTCGCTTGCTTCGATAGCCTCGTTAATCTCAATAATATTATCACCAGCAATACCATACTTCTCGGAGAATGCAGTGAGGGCTTCATCTAACGATGTTTTTGCTGGGCCTACGCCAGCTGTAGCTTTAGCGACAAGTTTCTGACCTGGCTGAAATCCAGCAAGGTCCTGCATTATCTGCAGATTCTCTTTTTGTCTCTGCTTTGCTGCTTCATACGCCTCTTCGGCCTTCTTGATAGCTTCCAGCTCGGGCGAGAGCTTTGCCGCTGCAAGTTGAGAGAGACGATCCATTGCCGCACGAGTCTGCGCGACTTCAACAAGGCGATCTCTCAATTTCTCGTAAGCATCTACTACATCTCCTGCCATTATGGCCTCGGCGTTCATATTACCGAGGTAGTCAGGATATAGCTGTTGCAACTTCTCGGCGGCCTCACGACGCTGGTCCATAGCGCGCGACTCATCCGTGGCAACTTTGAGTAGAACTTCGGCCTGCGATAACTCTTTGGCAGCATTCACACGGCCCTTTGACATCGCATCGTTGTATTCCTGCATCGCTACTGCTGTTGCATCCAGTGCCTCCTTGCCTTTGAAGAGGCCCTTTACCCAGTTGGCTATCTCATCGCCATAGGTCACCAGAAGCATAATGCCAACAGCAAGCCATGTCTGCCACGAAAAAATAGAAGATAGCATCTGCTTCCAAACGGGCGTACCCTTATCTCCTGCAGCAGTCATTGCGGCATACTCTTTACGAGCTCGAGAGAGTTCATCTGCGAAGATGGGCAGGTTATTTGATATCGCCATAAAGAACATCTGCGGTCCCATAGCTGCCGCTGGAAGCTCACGAGCTATCTGCTGGATAGATGCGTTCAGGCCGTTAAATCGTTGTGTGGTTGCTGCTATTTCGCTCGGCGATGGGCCTATCGATGGCGTTGCAGAGAGTTTGTTCATCTTAGTCTGCAACTTATCCATCTGCGCCTCGAGCTTCTGTATCTGTGCGATATTCTCCTTCTGGTCGAGCGCATTGGCATTGGTGGTGCGGATCTTGTCAATCTTCGCCTGCACCTTATCCATCTTGCCGAGGATTTTAAGCATCTCGCGGTCAACGCTGGCTGATACGCGCTGCGTACCCTCCTTCGTCTTATCTCTCACGAAAAATTCAATCTCGACCGGTTTCATTTTTAAACATTGATTGGAAGATATCTACTGTGTTTTTCTTAAGCTTCTCGGCCTTGGCTTTTTCGCCGTCGACCAATCGCGGAGCGTCGGCCATCATCGTCATCAGCTCCGCATAGGGCAGACCCCATTTTACGAAGTGCGGCGTCCAGCCTGTTGATGTGGCTACCTGCCACGCGATACCGAAGAGGCTATGGGAGCCTTCGTAGTGGCTCTTTAACTCCTCTTTGTTGTTTGGCTCAGCGTTGGCTTTAGAGGATTTATCTGCTCGACCAAGCTGATAATAGGAAGAAAACCCTTTACCTCGCTCAGGTAGGCGATGAATGTGATTTGTGCCTGCCACATATACTCTACGGGCGTCCACCACATTATCATCCTCGCCAGGATGGGAGCGAGTATCTTTCCTGCGAGGTATCCTCTGCATACGCAAAGTGCGATGATGCGTGCGAGGGTGTGGCCGTGGTCGAGCAAAAATCGTCGTTTCTGCTCAATGGTAAAAGCCTCCATCTCGGCTGCCGTTACCCCGAGGCTCTGCACACAATGAGTTATGCGGATGATACCTCCCAGCGTCGGCCTGCGCATCGTAATGCGCAGTGTCTTGCCGACAATAGGGATTCTAAGTAGAGGCAGGCTCACTCCCGCATCAAGCAGGAGTTCCGCCGCCTCTTGTTCGATGTTGCGTTTCATTATGCTGACTGGGTAAGAGTGATATTTACCTCCATCGAAACATCAGACTGCAGGACAAACGTCAGGACACCTGAGCGTTGCGCAGAAGTCTCGTTTGGATCCGCAATGACCGTCACGCGACCGTTGATAATCTCTACTCCGAAACCATCAGGTACCTTACCCTTTACAGAGAATGGGCCCGACGTCTCAATTGCAAGAGCTTGACGACCGCCCTCTGCCGGGAATGAGATGTTTTGAGTATTGACTTCAATGAATGGCTCGGTGGGGTCAATCGAATAGGGGTCACTACCATCTGAAGGTGTGAGAATATCCATACCGAATTGAATACCCAGCGTCTGCTCGCCTCCAAGGCCACCGCGCATATACGCAGTTGATAGCGAGACTTGTTTAATCGAGATTGTCTGACCCGTGCCAGTGAGAATCTTCAATGGACCTTGCAAGACTGATGCATTGGCGGGCGCGATCCATCCGCCAGTCTCGGGATTCTTCCGTCCTCCGAGCAGCATAATGCAGTTGTCTGCCACGAGCTCAATCATCTTTCCTGTCAACTCGTTGGTTGCCGCACGCGTCTGCACTACCTTCACAGGGTTACCGCGCACTTGCGCAGCGAACAACTGGAATTTCTGCGGATCCTGACCGCCCCACACAAGGCCCTCCTCCGAGAGGTTACCCATTCGTTTTCCGTCAAAATACACCGCATCAAGCAGGGCAAGGTAGCCGTCGTTATTTACAAATGCTTTAGACATAGTTTTAAGTTTTTTAGAGTTAAAAGGTGCCGCGTGCCAGCGGCACCTTAATGATTTACTCGGCTGTAGCCTGAACAATAGCCCACACACCCTTGTTATCCGCACGACGGATGCGACCACCGCAGCGAATCAAGAACGAGTAGATATCACCGTAGTATGTCGGGTCGCCCATATGCTCAAAGGCTTTAACCTCACCGAGAGCTCGGACTACGCTCTGCTCGTGCCAAGCGAGAGCTGCACCAAGGTCACCAACTGCCGCAGTAGTAGCCCACGACTTGGGACCTGAAGAGGTGTACAACGCAGACTCCGAGCGCATCATAATGTTGAACGACTCGAACTTACCGAGGATACCATTCTTCACATCCGCTACTGCGTGGAATGCCTGCGCCTCAGCGGTTGTAAGGTCGTTTAGAAGCTCTGAATACATAGCCGCATCGAGAAGCAAATAACGACCCTCCTGAGGGATGTTGTCTCGGTTAAAGCGGAACATAAGGTTAGCGATATCCTGGCGAGTGAGAGCCTTACGCTTACCTGTAGCAGTAGCGTGAGGTACGCCATCAGCTGCTGCGCCGGTTGTCTGGATAGTGTGTGAGTTTGCAGGCGACCAATTGAAGATAAAATCCTTTGCAACCTCATCGAACAATGCCATCTTATCCTGTGCGAGCACAGAGTTACGCTTGTCGTATGACAGCTCGACGGTGTCTGCGTGAGGGATATAAATAGGATCTGTGGTGAACTCGCCCAACGCGTAGGTGAGGTCTGAGTCTGCACGTTTTTTTACCTCGGCAGGAAGCTCTGCACGATTCTTCACGACCTTTGAGGGGGCGCCAGCCTGCGGGATATGCACAACCTTCCCCTGATTTACGTAGTCGTTGGCATTGAATGCCTTCGACATAAAGCTGTTATCAGCAAAGAGATGCTCGACAATGGAGCGCTCCCAGATTTCTTTCTGAATTGCCATAGATTGATTCGATTTTTAATTTTTACTTATTAGGCTCGACGCCAAACTCCGCCTTGAACTTCTGAGCGTAGATCTCGGGTGCAGCATCCTTCAATTTCGTGAGTAAGCCTGCGCGATCGAGCTCATCCCACGACTTGCTAACGAAGTCCTTCAACCCTACCTGCTGCTCCTCAATCTGAGACACGACACTCTTCACCTTCGGAATAGCATTCAGGGTAGCCTTGGCTCTCTCAAAGTCAGCATCAAACAAAGCGATGAAGGCATCTTTACCCGATGCATCCAGACGTCCATCACGCACAGCAGCGTCTACGAGCTGCACAGCCTCGGCCTTCTGCGCCTGCTGGCGCTGCGCCTCAGCATTATTAGCCTCATCCTTGAGTCGCTTATTCTCATCCTCAAGAGTGACGTTGGTCTGCTTCAGGGACTCGTTCTCCTGCTGCAGATTCTGCACGGCAGCCTCGATGTCGGCATCCGAGGCATTATCCTGCAGTTTCAAAATAGTTTTCAAATTGCTCATATCTTCTATTTTAATGGTTAAGTTGTCCATTAGTCGGAGTACCGCATCCGTGTCAGAGAGGTCTATCTGCTTACCCGTGGTGCGGTCGTACATGCGCATGGCATTATGATTGGCGCCGATAGCCACAATCGACGCCTCGCGGACGGTCCATTTGGTTACTGTCGGACCGGTCTGACCTGGGAGCATCATTGCAGGGTCTTCTGTCTTCGCCTCGGGCGCCCACGCTCCGATAGATGCCATACGGATGAAGCCTCGGTCTACCTTGCCCTTGACCTTCATAGCCTGGTCGTCCTGCTCATCAAAGACGGCATCGGCTAAAATCTGCGAACCCTCGATGCGGATGTTCTCCCAGCGTCCAATGGGGAGGTCATAGTCATTATGCTGCAAGAACATTACAGGGTTGCGCCTGAACTCATCAAGGTTTGCGCCTGCGGTGAGCATACGGAACCTGTAGGTATTGACTGAATCGTCGTGAAGAATGAATGTTATCGGATGTGCCATTTGCAAAATCTTTTTCACAAAATTCAGCCAAAAAAAATGCGTTTGCAAATCACAACGCAATGAGCTACAATTATTTGAATATAGGTATTAAACATTTTGAGCACCATTACGACGCGGCTTTTTTATCGGCGATGCGCGTGTTAACTTTGCTATCGTAAAACCTATATATATGACGGAATTGACCCGACAACAAAAGAAAGAATTGGCGCAGACGCTATTCCTGAACACCGCCTTGACCCAGCAGGAGATTGCCGACCAGGTAGGAGTAGATCGTCGTACTATCACCCGCTGGGTAAAAGAGTGGGAGCCGCTGAAGATTAACTATATCCAGACGCGTGAGGCACGCATACGCTCAACGCTGATGCAACTCGAGCAATTAGACCATACTATTGACAGTCGTGATGACGGATGTCGTTATCCCTCGGCCAAAGAGGCAGATATCCGTCGTAAGCTCACAGCCGACCTTGAGGCATTAGAGCAGGACGCATCGGTGCGCGAGGTTATCAACGTATCACGAAGCATCCTCGACTATGTGCGCCAGCTGAACCTTGAGCACGCAAAGCTGCTCAGCGACTACCTGGATTCATTTATTAAAGAGAAGATCAAATGGGCCAAATAGACGATAGACGTGCATTTAAAGAATGGCAGGAGTATTACCACGCCCTCAAGCGAGATAAGGCCGTAGATGACCTATCGCCTATCGAGCGCAAGCATAAGCTCGAGCAGTTAGAGAAGTCGCCTGTAAAGTGGATGCAGTTCTTCTTCAGCGAGTACTGCCGCTACCCGTTTACGCCGTTCCAGACAAAAGCTATAAACCGCATCTGCTCGCGAGGCGAGTGGTACGAAGTGTTGTCGTGGTCGCGAGAGCTGGCCAAGTCTACAATCACTTTTATGTGCGTGATGTATCTTGTAGCGTCGGGGCACAAGAAGAACGTGCTGCTCGTATCAAACAGTCACGAGAATGCTGTGCGTTTGCTGGACCCTTACAAGAAGACTTTCGAGAGCAACTCTCTGTTCAAAGCATACTATGGAGATCTTCGAGAGGTAGGCAAATGGACAGCCGACGAGTTCTCGCTGACAACAGGCGCTGCATTCCGAGCCCTCGGAGCTCTTGAGTCTCCGCGAGGCACCCGTAAAGATGCGATTCGTCCCGACTGCATTTTACTCGATGACTTCGATACAGATGCTGATTGCCGCAACCCCGACATATTGAACAAAAAATGGGACTGGTTTGAACAGGCTCTGCTCGGTACTCGATCAGTCAGCGAAGATATGCTAATTGTCGTCTGCGGCAATATCATCGCTCGCGACTGCTGTGTCGTGCGTGCAGGCGACAAAGCCGACAAGTGGGATATAGTTAACATTCGCGATAAAGACGGTAAATCTACGTGGCCCGAGAAAAACACCGAAGAGCGCATACAACGTATTCAGGATAAGATTTCAACGCGCGCCTTCCAGCAGGAGTATATGAATAACCCGCTCTCCGAGGGAGAGGTATTTACAGAACTCACCTGGGGCAAGTGTCCCCCACTATCCAAGCTCCGCTTCTTGGTATGCTATGGAGACCCTGCACCTTCCAATAAGAAAGCAGACGTAAATTCGTTCAAGTCTCTATTCCTAATGGGTTACGCCGACGGCAAGTTCTACATATACACTGGCTTCTTGAATCACGTAAAGAATGCGGAGTACGTAAACTGGTATTATTACATTCGTGACTATGTAGATAACAGAGCACAGGTATTTTACTTCATCGAGAATAACACTCTGCAGGATCCATTTTACGAGCAGGTTTTTATCCCGTTATTTGCCGAATATGGAAAAGAACGAGGGTTTATTGGCATCACTCCCGATGCGCGTAAAAAACCGCCTAAATTTGACCGTATAGAGGGCAACCTTGAACCACTAAATAGACAGAACCGCCTAATATTTAACATTGACGAAAAGGATAACCCACATATGAAGCGTCTCGAGGAGCAGTTCCTGCTTATCAACCGCGCACTGAAATCTCCTGCCGACGGCCCTGACTGCATCGAGGGTGGAGTGTATATTCTCAACCAAAAGATTGCAACACTCACAGCTGGATCTGTCACAGTAGGAGAACGACAAACATCAAAAAAACGATACTAATATGGCATTCTTAACCCCCGAAGAGCTCGGCACGCATCTCTACTGCGAAAACATAGATGCGATAGCCCGGCAAGATGAGACAATCCTCCTTGCGGCAATAGATACTGCTATAGCCGAGGCGCATGGATACCTCGGTGCATATGACCGTGAGGCTATATTCAACGCCGAAGATGACGAGCGCAACGCCCTGCTGCTCACATTCGTCAAAGATATTGCTGTCTGGCACTTCATCTGCCTTTCGAATGCGGGCACAGATATGCAACTACGACAGGATAGATATGAGCGGGCAATAGCCTGGCTCAAAGCCGTCCAGAAAGCAGAGATAAAACCTAACCTTCCCGTCCTTGAGGATGCAGATAACGACGGCAAGCCTGATGGCATAGGAGAATATATTTTCGGATCAAATCCCAAACGTTCACAACACTTTTAGATATGGCAAAAAAGAATACAAAGGAAGAAAAACTCGTAATCAATCAGGTAGTCGTACAAGCGCCCCAACGCCGCGTGTACGATGTAGGAGATTGGCGCACGGCAATGCGTGCTGCAGACATCGGTCGTGCAAAGTATCTATACGACTTATTTGACGAGATCCTCATTGACGGCGTGCTATCAGACGCTATCGAGAAGCGCACTAATGCAGTGTTGAACGCAGGATTGACATTTGTAGACTCAAAAGGTGAGGAAGTAGAGGAGATAACAGATATGATTAACTCCACTGCTGGCGAAAACTTAATTCGCACAATATTGTCACAACGATTCTTTGGCCGCGCAGGTGTCGAAGTATCATTTACCAATGGGTTCAAGTGCGATGCGATAAAGCCAAAATATATAGACCTTCAGCACCAGACAATACTATTGAATGACGTCGGCGACAAGAGCGTAAGCTATGCAAACAATAGTCAGCTACTTATCTTGGGCCGCACGCTTGACTATGGGCTTTTGCTGAAGGCGGCGCCGTTTGCCATATACAAACGCGGTGGCTTCGGCGACTACGCTCAGTGGATTGAGCTCTTTGGTATGCCTCAGCGCATAGGCAAGTACAACACATACGATCCGGAGAGTCGCGTGTTGCTCGAACAAGCGTTCAAGAACGCAGGCTCTGCTCCCTATATCATTGTCCCCAAAGAGGCAGAGATCGAAACACTCACACACGCGCAGAACTCTGGCAAGTCTTCATACGACGAGTTCCGCCAGGCGTGCAACGAGGAGATGCTTATCACAATCCTTGGGCAGACACTCACTACCGTACAAGGCGAACGTGGTGCGCGCTCACTGGGTGAGGTCCATTTGGAGGTGGAGGGTAGCAAACACGATGGAGATATCCGCTTTGTGGAGCGTATCTTGAATGAGCGCGTGCGCCCGATGCTCGAGGCTCGAGGATTCAACCTCCAAGGAGGCAAATTCATATTCCCCAAGGAGGCAGAACCACTGTCTGTTGACGACATCGCCACGTTGTCGGAGATTATTCGAATACCCGAGTCGTTCATCCACGAGAAGTATGGCATTCCAATGCCGAAAGATGGAGAACAGATTGCTCGAAAGCAGTCGCAAGAGGTTATCGAGGTGAAGAGAGAGAAAGAGCCTGAAGGCCCCAGCACAAAGAAGGAAGAGAAGATTCGGAATGTCGATGAGCGAGGATTCTTCCAGCGTTTGTGGGATTTTTTCGCGGGAGCCCCGCAGGACGGGGCGACGATGAATGGCACTGCCCTCACATTGAGTGATGCGAAGACGCTCGATGAGCGTCTAATCGCACGCACACCCAACGACAAAGGCTTCGACACAGAACTCTTCGAATATCTCTCAAATGGTCTTATAACAGCGTTTAGAGAGGGTTGGGATGCAGAGCAACCAAAGATGGCCGATAAGGCCAGCATCGCTTTACAGTATTCAATAGAGGACGATGCGCTGAAGACTGCGATGGAGATGAATCTTTATCACTTCTCCGCCGCCAAAACCTTGGCAGAGATCCAGGAACTGAATCAGATATTCCGCGAGAGCGCCAACTATAAAGAGTTTGAGCAGAGAGCATCAACGGTATGCGAGGCTTTCAATAAGCGATGGCAAAAGACAGAGTATGACACAGCATATAACTCTGCCTTATCAACATCGCGTTATCGTCAAATGCTCAAGCTGACTAAAGGCGCTCCGTATTGGGAGTATGTGACAGCGCGTGATGAGCGAGTTCGCGAGACCCATAGAGAATTAGATGGTGTAATTCTTCGATTTGATGATGAGCGTTGGCAAAAGATATACCCACCAAACGGATGGAGATGTAGATGTGTGGTTTCCAGCTTAACTCGCAATCAGGCAAAAGGTGTTGATATAAAAGAGATGCAAGCGCGAGTAGATGCATATTTCCAGACTGCGGATTGGCAAAAAGCTGATGCGCAAGGTTGGGGTGTAAACAGGGCCCTCATTGGAGAGGTTTTTACTGCAAATCAATTCTATATTCGCAAGTTTCAAGACAAAGCAGCAAAGTACCTTCGAGGTCTTTATTACAACGATTACGGGTTGGATTCGTTCGGAAAAAAGCTTGCAGCCGCAGAGCAGATTCTGAAAGAGTATGAAGGAGACCCTGCACAGTGGTTTGAAATACACAAGACTCTGAAAGACTATCTGGGACACAAAGTTGTAATGCCTGAAAAAGTCTTCAAGATACATACAGTGGGGAAATATACTAATGATTCCGAGCGACGTCCTCAATTGCTCGGTTGCGTAGAAGATGTATTATCATCTCCGGACGAAGTATGGCTAAATGATTATACTACAGAAAATGATTTCAGAAACTTATGTTTTATTAAATTCTACAAAGGAAGAGTCATCAATGTTGTGTGCGAGATAACAGACAACCTTGAATATAACATAACGACCTGGTTTGAGATTAGGCAAAACCCGAAACAAAAGCAGCGCAATACGGAGCGCATAAAAGATACTCGTTGGAGATATCGCAGAGGTCTGCTTATTAAAAAGTCGTAGCACCGTATCTTTGCGTCCGTCCGCACTGTTGTTTGCTATGCAAACTCAACGGATTGGATAGCCAGTGTTACGATGCTGCTTCAGATTAACTCGATACTCCGCTGTATCCTGCCCAGTCTTTGGTCGAACCCCCATCATCTGCGAGGTGCTAATTCGATGCAATTCACCCCCGGAGTGGCGAGCTTCACTGCAAATATACAAAAATTATGCAAATAGACATCGAAGAGTACATAGAAAATGCTACAAAAGAGGTTATCGAAGTGTGTGAACAGACAGTAGCATCCGTAGCTGGCGACTACTTCCAGAAACGCTTTGTCGAAAAAGAGTTTGATGGCAAACCTTGGCCCATTGCAAAAGACCCAAGAAGGCAAGGTATGGAGCTCATCAAGACAGGCAATCTCCGCAATAGTCTGTTGGTGGAGAGAGAACCAGGCAAGATTACCATTTCATTTGGCAAAGAGCCTGTCGTAAATTATGCGCAAGTGCATAACGAGGGATTTGACGGCGAAGTCAATGTACGGCCATTCACGCGTATGGTGAGGGGAAAGAAACAAGAGGTCAAAGCCCATAAAAAGCATATGAGAATCCCACAGCGCCAGTTCTTGGGAGAGTCAAAAGCATTAGAAGAACTCTTGCACACAGAACTTGAAGCAGTAGCAGAAGAAGTATTAAACCGCAAATAGTATGAACAAACAACTTTTTATCGCCCTGTGCGACCTAATAGAGAGTAAAGTACCCGAGGTGCGCTGGATTGATGCCGATGAGGGGCAGCTGAATGTGTCCGGACAAAGACCGCCCGTGGCGTTCCCCTGCGTGCTTATCGATATGAGCTATCCGCAGACGGAAGGTATGAGCCCCACAGCCGAGAAGATTCGTGTGCAGTTCAACCTCCGCATAGCTTTTGACACTCCTGGCACGACCAATAGTGCTGCGCCAGAACACGTGCGAGCAAAGGCTCTTGAAAAAATGGATATATTAGAGAAGATTCACCGCACTCTGCAGTGGTGGACTTGCAACCGCCAAATAAACCCTATGCGTCGCCAGCGCGTAACGACAGAGCGTCGCCAGGATGGCTTGAAGGTGTATAATATGACCTACGAGTCAGCGTTCATCGATTAAGACCAATCGAAGCCTGGGAACATCTTACGAAGCTGCTTGCGCGTTGTTTTCTCTGCGCATAACTTTCGGAGAAATTCATCCTGCGCAAGCAGTGCATTCGTGATGGTGCGCTCCTCGACGAAGAACTCTCTATCAGCCAAGATGCGCAGCACATCGTCAAAGCGTCGGCGTTGCAACTCCGTCCAATAGTAGTAACGAGCCGTGAGCACTCGGTTGCGTGCATTAACGTGATCAGCTCGAGAGGTGATAGAACTATCACACTCCTGTGCCGATGTGCGGTAGCGCGAGCGATTACGCAAAGGCTCGGGCGTAGGCAAGTCGAATAGGTCTAACTGAGTGAATGGCATAGCAACAAGTATATACGCAAATATATATAATTATCTGCCATTCAAACAAAAAATACCGCCGAAATTCACTCTCGGCGGTATTTTTTTTATTGCACACTTGAAAAATCAAACTTTCGCTGACACAGGTCAGGGTTGCGGGTAGAACGAAGCAACATCAACAGCCCCAGATGAGTCGTACACCAAGTTGGGTGAGGACTTCCACAGAAGTGTATTTTAACAACATACATTCCCGCACGCACGAGCGACGCCACAGCTTGATAAGCAGAAGTGCCAACCTTCATCGCACGCAACATATCGGCCACAGAATACACTATACTGCCATCATATCGCACAGCTCGAATCGGGTGACCGTCAAACTTCGAGTGCTCATACATAACAGCTCGCATATCGACAACATCCTTCGGTCGTTCGTAGCGTTGCGACCAACGGCGAGGTTTCACCTCATAGCGCCCTGTTCTGCGGAGGGTGGGGAGTACTTCCGCCGTTACCCACTTGCGGAAAGCCTTGGCTTCTGGCTTGCGTGATTGAAAGATTAGATGATACAATCCACTCTCATTGACAAGGTTTGTTTCCTTTGCTCCGAACTGGGTCGGTATTACCGACCTACCTTTCTCATCATCGTCAAGACGAGATAACGCATCAATGTGATTGGAAATGTCAAGAATAGCACATACATCCTTGACTACGAAATAAGGCTCGTTGTCAATCATTACAGTACGAACCTGTTGATTGCTGGCATTGAATGTGAATGCCTGCGACAGTTGGGTGTCAGCCGTGTTCTTTGTCTTCTGCATATCTCAAAGAATTTAGCATAAAAAAGCCCCGTGCTGCAGAAGACATAGCACAAGGGCAATGAGATGCCGTTCCAAACGGCTCACGGGGCTTATATTAGTTTCCTGATATATACCCTTAAGAAAAATACTATCTCTTCTGCAAGGGCAAATATAGGGGTTTATTTTGAAACTTCCAAATCTGGCGAGTCTTCAACAAGTAGGAATCTGATATCCGAACGGCGGAAAACCACCACTTCAACCAAAGGGTTTGCACCGCCAAACTCCTTTATGAGCTTCTTCTTTGCGCGCTCGGCAATCTGCGCTTTCGTCGCTTCTGTGTCGGTCGGAATCTCGTTTGCGACATATATACCATCTACGAACTGCGTCTTTAGCGATGGTGATATCGACTGCTTGAGGCGTACTTTATAAAAATACATATCTTCCTAATTTATATCCATCGCCGCCAACGAGAGGGGCAGATTGTGTTTCACTCCGTTATCATCCTTCCACGATACCGAGATAAACTGACACGAATCGACGGGACGGTAGGCATCTCGGATAATCTGCACGCCCTCGATAAAGAGAGGGTCGCCATACTTCGATGCGTGCTGCTCGAGCTGAATCATCGCCGAGGCTTTGAGGTTACCCTTCTTATCCTTTGCCAAGAGCTTCATAATGATATCTACGGCTTTGGCACCCTCATCGGTGGTGGTAAGAGATTTGAGGTACTCCTTGACCTTGGCGATACCAACATCTACCGTATCGTCCCAGCCGTCGTTTGTACGATATCCGAGAGCAACGGTGTATTTGCCGTCGGCGGTGGTGAACTGGTTAGAGTGGCGGTCCTGCTTGGTCTTGAAGAGCGCCTCCTTCTGCTCGATGAGCAGGTCGGCGGCGGCGAATACACGCTCCTTCTCGGTGCGCAAAAGCTCGCTAATCTTCTTCATACGCTCGAAGGTGTCTGAGCAGAACTCATCGACCATCTGCTTGTAGGCGTCGATACTATCTTGGCGTTTCTGACTCTCGGCACGCTCCTCGGCCTCAATCTGCGCCTTCAATGCGGCGCGCTGCTCTGCTGTAAGGTTTGAAATATCCATATTAGCTGTCTATATTTGGTAAACATTCTACGGTTTTAATCGTGATAGTCATCAGCTGTTGGCTATCCACTGCGCCACATAGGCTACAGGAAAGAGTATTGAAAGAAGAATCAATACGGGCAATGCAAGTAGGTGTCTCATCATATTTAGCGTTCTGTAATGTTGATAAATTCACTCGCTATACTGATTATCTCCTCGAGGAGAAGTTGGCGATAGTCCTGTTGGCGGGTAGTCTCCTCGCCTCGGTCTCGCAAAACTTTGAGGTCGTGAAGCTCCGATTGAGCGTCCTTCAAAGGTTGTTCAAATGCCGATGCAAGAACCTTTGCCTCGTGAGGCTCAAGAACAAGCCTCGGCTGTTTATAGATGGGATTTGTCCCCATTGGTACTTTTATCCACTCCATATGCTTCATTGTTTGGATTAGTCTATTGATGTACAAGTAGGAGAATATACCTCTATCTCATTTGGAAGAGGGCACCAACTGGGGAAACCTCCCGGCTCTAATCTGCCGGTTTCGTTAATACAGTAAAAAAGTCGTTTAGGTATCCCTGTGGTCGGGAGGTCTGCTTTTACATAAAATGAAGGATGCTCGCACTCTCCACTGCTAATGTTGCCTTCCCCATCTTTCCAAATCTTAAAGTATGGACAGTTAGCACAACCGCTTACTAAAATCTTTTTCATATACTCTTCTATTTATGTGGTATCTCATCATAGCACAATCTCTTTATCAATTCCTGTCATCGTAAAGAACCTCTGCATACCATTTACTCCAACACAAGACATTTGAGCAATGTTGGTCCAATCTCCATCACCGAGATATCGTTGATATTGCAGGAATGAGCTTGTGCCGAGGCCAACTGCCACCACTCTGAAATCGTCATCCTCTAAATACCACTCCCAGCGAGAACTGCCCTCCACTCTTTTGAATCCGTTTTTCTCCATAATGTCGGGCGTGATGATGACAATACGATAGTGGTCAATATGTGCCTGAGTTGAGAGCCCATCACGCTCGGCTAAAATCCGTTCCGAGTCTCCGTCTATGCGCTGAACTCGCATATTCATCTCATAGAACTCGTGTCTGATCCAATCGCCAATTGCTAATTCTTTAATGTTCATAATGCTTCGTTTTTAGTTAATACTTCACTTTTAAGTTAAGTAGCGGATGGTGCAGGAGTCGAACCTGCTAATATCCTAGGGTGCAGAACTATCGATTTCCCGATGTTTTATCACCTCCGACCTCTCCACATAGTCGGTTATCCCATCCATTTGGAGGCCCTTGCGAGCCTCCACCATCTCATCGTTGTGCAGATATCGAGACTTAGCCGATACGGGCACTAAGATGGTGCGGTCTCTTCCCGCCGTCACATTCACAAAATAACTAAATAAACAAATCTGGACTTTTCATACACACATATCGGTCCTTGTGGGTGGCCAGGGACTCGAACCCCTTAATGAGAGAAAGTAACAACCAAAAACTCCAAGAAAAAAAAGAAACACTAACCTAAAATTTACCTCTGTCGCCACCCATTATCTTATATAATCTGAATATCTACATATTCTCGAACGATATCCAACGCTTCTTCGAAGTCTCTCACCTTCATACATCTTGTTGACATCTGGAGAGCGTAGCGGTCCGCACCTCCTCGTGCGAGCCTGATTTGGTCTGCTGGGACGTGCTGTCGTCTTGCTCTCAGCTCGGCTTGCCTAATCATTGCCGAACGTGCTTCAATCAAAATGTGACATAGGCATTGTTGCTTTATCAGGTGCGATAATATCTTTATTTCTGGTTTCATTAGCTGGGTATTATATTAGCGTTAACAAATATTGGTACTGACACCTTGGGAAATCGTGAGGCGGTGTAGTTCTTGCGCTTCATAGCCTCTAATTTAGCTATCAAAAGTTCTAACTGATGTAGCTCAAGTTGAGCAAAGCTCTTACCTGCAATGCGAGGCTGTGAGCAAAACCTGTCAACTGCCCCCCAGTCGGTCGTATCGATACCCATCTTCTGCATCCGATGAAGCACTGCCGAGCGTAGGCGCTTGAGCTCTTTTTTGTACTCGAACTCCGTCATTCCGGGATGCTTGAGTTCAACTTCCATCGCATCACACATTGCATCGTACTCCGCAGCCTTCATTTCCCGCAAAGAGGCTGTTCTGCCATTCGTAAAGCGAGATATAAGCATTTCCTTCACCTGCTCACGATCGCCCGCCATTCGGCTTAAAAGAGCGTAGAAACGTGAATATGTTGTAGGTTTATTCTTCATCGTCGTTTTGTTTTTTGCGACCCCAATAATCGGCGGCGCCTTTTTCCCAAATAATGTACTCACCTGTCGCTCCCATATAGCGACCATTACTGATAGCCTTATAACCCTCTACCCATATCTTCTGGTCGGCATCATACTTGACGCTTACTGCTGCTCTGCCTGCTGGTTGCTTACCGTCGGCGTGGCTAACAAAGATGATAAGCTTATTCGAGTACTTCTTCTTAAACGCTAGATAGCGCTTGTAGTTGAGCTGAGTATACTGAAAAGAGTCAATCACGATAAAATCAGCAGAACGACGTTTACTGAGGCGAGCGCTGATGGACTCAAAGTCTTCACCCGTCACCACTTGAAAGCGTGCTCCGCACTCCTGCATTGAGTAGCGCCGAAGTGTGTTCTGGAAAGAGAGAGCGTAACCCTCCTCGAGTGATACATAAAGAACTTTGCCGTGCTTCGTCAGCTCCTTCGCTAGCGACATAACGGCTGATGATTTACCGTTACCCGATTGTCCCCAGACAAGAACCACACCTGTGCGATCAATCTCTCCGAGGCAATCCCCCCAAGCGCCATCCAACTGGATAGTCTTGCGCTTAATCGATAAGACTTGGGCTGCTGATAAAGGTTTGGATTTTACCCTTGCCATAACTAATCGGTTTTAAGAGTAGGGAGTGGGCAGTTGTCTGGTATTGGCAGCTTCGAGCGGTCAATGCAGTTTTTATCAGTTATCAATAATACTGTTCTAGTTTTGCTGCAAACAACGGTTGAAAAATCAATACCGTTCGTTGTAAAGTGGATGCTATGTGAGCAGTCCATACAGTTATCTATGGAAGTAAGAATCTTTTTCATACTCTATTATTTTAGCGATGCCAGTCTCTTCTGCTTATGCACTTCTCTGCGGACTCTTCTCATATCGAAGTTGCACGTGTCTGCATCCTTAACTACGGCTTTGACGATTTTGTCATCATCGATACCGTTTGCTCGTGCTATAGCTGCAACCTCGTAACCGTTAGCAGGAGTGAGCTCAATGAACTTGCGGCAGATGCGCGAGTGAATCTCATCGTAGCCCTTCTTATTGTACGATAGGCCAACCTCGATACGACGCTTGATGTAGTTGGTCGAGATAAAGATGATACCGCAGTGGCCTTCGAGGCGGTTGTATATCGTAATGAAGTAGTAGAACACGATATCGGGGAGCTTGTCTCCTTCGTCGAATATGAGCAGAGGGTTGTCGAGCGTCAACAAATACTTTGTAACTCTTTCGAGGGCGGTGCGGAGGCTCATATCTGCTACATTTACGCCGATAACACGCGCGAGCTCGCGGATAAAGTCGCCTCGCTTCATATCCTCAGAGCAAGATACTACAAATGCATTCTCGTGTCTTGAAGCATAATCTGCCGCTGTAGTGCTCTTACCGGAGCCTGCGGGTGACACCGCCCAAGCTACATTCTGGTACTGCTGCGCGTCTGCGAGGAGTGAGTTGAGCTCTTTGTATAGCACCGTCTCGCACAAGGTCCAATCATCGGCCTTCTTGGGAGATATCTGCGCGCGAATTTTGATAAACATCTCGTCACTGATAGTCTCGTAACGACCATTGAGGATGGTCGACATAGTGCCTGAACTTACGCCTACAAGAGAGTTGGCGGCTCTGTTCTGGCTCGGGAAGCGACTTACATACTCTGCCAATAAGTCGCGAATCTCGTTCTTCTGTTCATTAGTTAGTTGCTTCATTGTTCTAAAATTTAGATATTAAGTTTGCTTCTATTTCATCAAATGTCATACAGCTGGTAATCTTCGTCTCCTCTCCGACACCAACCGGTTCGCATCGCTCTTGCCATTCAGGCGCAGCGATCATACTGATATAGTATTGATCTACGATGCGCTCTTGGTCGCGGCGTGAGAAGCCGCGTAGGCGACTTGACCGCAGACCGTGCTGCTCGGGAGCGATACCCTGTTCGATGTCGAACTGGTAGCCTTCCATCTGTCGATAGAAGCGCTCCTGCTTGTTCATCTCGGTCATCGTCTGGATGAACTTCATCTCACCCTCGCTCTGCTCCTGAATAGCTCTGTGAATAACAGCATAGGGCTGGGCCTTACTGACAAGTCGGGTGCCGACCGTACTCTTTGTACAAAGCCACACCTGCGACATATCGTCGGGATCGTATTTTACAAAGAACTGACGGCCTGTATTCTCGCGTCGGAAGGCCATATCGGGCAATCCCTCTTCGTTGAGTACCTCGTAAGAGTAACTCTGTTTGTTGACCTGAATCGTAATACCTGAGCTGGTGAACTCGCAGGGGAGTTCGGTCTCTTGCCAGAACATCTCCACTATATCTCTATCGGATATCTGTGTGATCTCGGGGTTAATCGATGCGAAGTATGTTGCTCGACGAGATTTCTTTGTGCCAAGATGTGGCATATCGTTCCACCTCTCGCGATACTCCGCATATGCAGCACATAGCTCTTCATAAGTGTACAGGCTATCGTAGTTATCTTCAATAAACTCAATGTTTGCGCGAGACTCCGTGCTCACAGCTGTAATATTTTGGCCAGTGAATCGCCAATCCTTATGCAATACTTGACGCTGAAATCGTCCGAAAACCGCCTCGATGCTCTTTGCTTGCGGCGTATGAGGCGCTGTTGTTCGGCTCACTCGGCATATCTTCGACATAAAGCTACGAGCTGAGTTCTTCTTCTGTCCTCCCTGGTTATCCGTCACAATCTCGTAAGGCTTATGTCCAGCTCTCTCGATAGCCATTCTAAACGCTCGGCGCTGAAGGTCGGAGTTCTCGACTGGTCCGATGCTATATCCAAGCAACATCTCGCTATACGCATCGATCACCTCATAAACCATTGCCGTCATCTTCGCCGGCTTACCGTTCTTATCCACGCCCTTGAAGTAAAGGTTCAGCTTCGTACCATCACCATACCATAGCGCATCGCGCATCTCTGGCATCAGCGTCTTGTGCTTACGGTCAAACTTCTGCTTTGCGGCCAGCTCGCCATAAACTGCTGCATACCACTTCTGCTCGATCTCGGGACGGCTGAGGTACTGCTTCACTGTGTTGGGTGATTGTAGCTGCTTCCATCCCATCTTTGCCGCGCGGCGGTTATACTCTTCAAAGATCTGTGTTTCTGTGTATATGGGCACCCTGCTTCTGCGTAGTGCGATGAGGAGTTTACCACCCTCCTCGGGTATCTTCAATGTGTTCGAGTTACCCAGCTTCTTCGAGATTAGGCACTCAAAACCATTCTTCATATAGTCATCCAACTTGCGTCTCAACGCCTCTTTGCTTGCCGGGAGCTTGTGACCAAACTCCTCTCTCAACATCTCCGAGGTCTGCCATATTCCGTCCCACTTGATGGGTGTCGTGTTGCCGAGTCGCTTGCGTCCTGCCTTCTGCGCCATCAATCCGTCGCGGAGGAGGTCCAAAACCGATGCGTTCAGCGAGTACTCCTCTATGAGTTCCTGCGTCAGTCGCTTGCCGTCGGGAAGTGTTACCCCTGCGAAGTACTCGCGTGCTTCGTTGTTCATCGCCAGGTGCGGACGTTCGTCGCGCATCAGCTTCTCGGGGTCGCCCCACTTCTCTACGAACGCCTTCTTGAAACGCTCCGGGAGCGATGCCCACTCAACGAGTGCAGGCGTGCAGTTACAACCTCGACGCAGGACGGTTATCTTCTTGCGATTGACAAGTTGCTTGTAGTTTGTCACGGTCATTACTGCTTTGCCTCCCTGCTCCGAGGTGAGCTCCTCGACAGTTACAGCTATATTGTTTTGGTATATTTCCATATCATTATTCTTTGGACCCGCAGGAGGATTCGAACCTCCGCCACCTCGTAAAGGCCGTGAAATAAGGTGTTCTGCCACTAAACTATGCGGGATAATCACTATATTTGTGCTGTCAACTACAAACTTTGTGATTATGTATATATATTTTGCTTGTTCAAACGAGTGGGCTATGTTCGAAACTCGTGACCTGTTGGGGCCTCAATTGCGCCGCGCGAAAGTGAGATACAAAACTGAAAAATGCTATCCTTGGGAGTGTAGCTCCTTTGGATGCGCCACTCCGGACTGTGCTGAGTATGGAATGGAGTTCTACATTCAGCTGGAGAAAGGGGACCCTCAGTGTGAACTCGTTCGGAGTCTGGCTCAGCAGGTTGCCGAAAGTCTTTCAGGAGTGCTACGTCTTGAAATAGAAGACTAATTTCACCATCCTCCTCGACAGTCTCACATTCGCCTGCACGGTATAAAGAGAGCGTCTCAAGAGATTCTATAACCATATCCAATGCGCGTTCAAGTTGCACATAAGCCTCTCGTTTGCATTGGTCGGGAGTGTTATTGTCTTTCATACTAGCTAAATTTTAAATACATTTATTCCGTTAGCATCCATCTGGATATCGAAGCCTGCTTCGATTAGGTCTTTTGTAAGACCGGCGCATCCACGCACTATGTGAATGCTGAACTCTGTTTTTCCGAGGTGACCGACAAAGTTATTGACGGGCATATTCACCTTCATCATTACTGAGTGATGGCGGCTTATGACTCGCATCGCAGCCTCGAATTGTTCCTTTGTGAGTTTCATAGTTGTATATTATTGAATTGATAACTGTTCTGCTGCATAGAGGATATTACCCCAACCGGGACCGCCCGCATTCCAGTAGCGACGTACCTCCTCGCCATTCATTGTGATTGTAGCCGAATTTGAATAACAATCGAGCACTACTCGAACATCATTTGAGAAGGTGGAAATAATAGTTTTTACCTCACCACCCTCGTGAACAAACTCAGTCTGGCAGTTAGGCTGCCACCCGGTGATGTCCAGCTCACGAATCACACGACCGTTCATCTCTCGCATCGCTACATTGCGAATCTTCTGCGATAGCTCGCTGTCAGAGCGAAAGTTCAACGCCTTCCATACTGCAACCCTGCTTACATCGAAGATGCGAGCTAACTTCTTCTTGTTCTCGTTCGATACACTGATATACTTCATATTTGCTTCAATTAGAATTTTTCTATAACTTTACAGCGTGTTAACTAAGTAACACGGTGCAAATATAATATATTAGAATAAATATTATAATAAATAGAGCGATTATTTTAATATTATATTCTTATAAATATAGGATAATTTATAATCTATTCTAATATTATGATTGATTTGAGACGGCTTGCCTTTGACAAAGGATTGGGACAGAAAGAGTTAGGGGATATTCTAAATGTTGCCCAATCTCAGGTCTCTTTAATGACTAATGGGCGAAGAGACATCACCCAATCACACATTGACCTGCTTATTAACCATTTTGGCAAAGATGTAGTAGACCATTATACTATATCTGATGATATTGCAGATGCATTCAAAACTCCACAATCTCGTCAGATTCAAGCATCAATTATTCCTGCTGAAGTAGTTGAAGAGGTGAAAGCAGAGATAGAAGAAGCGGAGAGCGTCCCCATCGTGCCCGAAGAGATAGCCAACAAGCCCGGCTTCAACATTAAAGAGTATATAGAGAAAAACGAAGACGAATTAGAGCGTATCAATCCAAGCAAACTTCTGCAAGGTGCGGAACTGGCGGAGAAAATACTTGGCGCATCAATGTTACCCACCTTCGCTCCTGGAGATATTGTGTTCGCTCGATTCTTACCGGACAAAAACCATCTGATCGACGGCAAAACATACTATTTCGACCTAAAGAATCGCCCGACAATGATTCGCACTGTCAAAATAGAAGGCGACACATTACGTCTGGTAGCTCTTCACCCTAACTTTGGGGATATCATAATCCACAAAAATGAGGTTTTGAATGTTGCTAAAATCATTGGTCTCCTGCGTATGACATTCGGTAGTCAATACTCCGAAATAGAGTCTATACGAGCAAAGAAAGACCAGCAAATAGATAAACTACTCGAGTATATAGGAACCTCTATGGACGAAATTAGCAAGGCTGGGGCACGCACCGATCGAGTAATGGAACAAAACGCAGAACTTATGCGAAAACTCCTCGAGAAATAAGCCACAAAACATAAGCCACGCACATTTTTTAACACATTAAGCCGCAGTTTACAAACGTAAGTAGCTGCGGCTTAATATATTATATATATGTATATTTGTTTATACGCTTGCCAAATCCCCCTATTTACACGCCATTTTTACGACAAACCGCCCATTTTATAAACTCTATCCCCTATATTATCGGGGGTATTTTTACCAACTTTTGTCTACCCAACTGTAACCCCAATAATGATATTTCGTTTTTTCGTTTTTATGTTTTTGTCTACCCAACTGTCTACCCAACTGTCTACCCAACCCAAATTTGAGGGTATTTTACAGGATGCTGGATTCAGGCGTTTGAAGGGCATAAAAACGGACAAAAATCGGCATTTGAACAGTTGTTTGAACGGTACCCCGGCGGCGCGAGCTCCTATGTGACAGTGCACACCCATAAACACAGCAAACCCCGCCAAAATCGCCTTTATACGGGCGTGTAGCGGGGTTTTTCGTATGTGACGGCTATGTGACACTATCGCAAAATCGCGCGAAATTTTGGCCGTTTTCGGGGTATTCCCGGGGGCGATGTGACATTTCAGCGTTCAACGCCGTTCAAATCGGCGCGAAATGTGACGGGGAAGGGATACAATGTGACATTTCGTTTTCTCGCTAACTCTTTGATATGTAAACTGATACTATTTTTAATATTTAACTTTTGGTTCTGACCCCCTTACATATTTGGTGCGAGCCACAAAACCGTCGTTGTATATCTTATATATCTTGACGCCCTTTTTCACGGGGCTCTTCATATCCTCGATAACCTTGCCTATGCGTGAGTCGATGAAGTTGCAGAAGGGCTCTGTGTTATCGTACTTTGTCTCGTGCAGCATAGCATCGAGCGTGTAGAGAGCCAGCTTGCGCGCCGTGGGAGCACCCACCGTGGGAGGATTTTCCGTCAGCGCTTGGTCGGCGAGGGTGAACATATGCGCA